CTGTATTGTCAGGTAAATCCGTTAGAGCAGGTGTTATATTTAAATCATCTTGTATAACATCGTTATTTTCTAAATAATTTAAAGATTCGCTTATAACTGCTAGATTAGCTGAGTCAGCGCTTGCTAAACTAGGTTGTACTAGTTTAAGTGATACTAGCTTTTGTTTTACTTCAGCAATTATGACTGCTGTATTAGTTGCAAAAGTAAGATCCGATTGTGCTACTATTTGGCCGTCTTGACTCAAAGCTATACCTCTTCTACGTTTATTTTGAATTGATCTGTCTGTTACTTCTTCGTCAACAACTCGAATATCATAAGCTCCAAACATTGCCGTATTTGGATCTGTTTTTGAATCGAACTTTATAATGTAGGTTGCTAGCTGTTCCTGTAAAACTACTATATCTTTTTGAGTTTGTTGTAGCTCTAATAGTATATCAGATCCCTTCATTGCTTCACAAGCTTCTAAAGTAAGTAGTATCGTGTTTAATCTAACTAAGATTTCGTTAGCATTAGTAAGCAAATATCGAATAAAAGTAACTACCACGGAAAGCAACGCATTTACAGCTTTTAGTAATCTTCCAACACCACTAAGTTCATTTTTAGCGGTATCCACTGCGTCTTGAAAAAGTATCTGTATACCGGCTGTGGTTAATAAATTAGGTAGGGGTAGCGTATAAAAGAAAGCTTTTATAAATTTAAAGATTTTGTAAAATAATAATGCTAGTTTAATTATGAATTGACCAACTCTTAAAATTCCTAAAACTTGATTTGCTATCCTAATAAAAGCTCTGATAACTGAATTAATTTGTTTTAAAGTTGGAATAATTTTAGTAGGGTCTACAAACTTACTTAGCTGCTGTATTTGACTTCTAATATCGACACCTAAAAAATTACCAACTAAAGCTAATCCGCTTTTAAAATCACTATTTTCAATAGTAACGCAAGTTGATCGTATTTTTGTTATTTTATTTTGTAACGCTTGTAAGTCTGCATTTGAAATTTGTCTGTAGTCGCTATACTTATTTATCGTTCCTAAAAAGTCATCTATTATATTTAAATTGCCACCTAAGCCTGGAACTGTTGTTAGTAGTGTTTTATCCTCAGCTGTAAATAAAGATCCCGTTGATTCAGAACCCATACTAAACGTATCTTTTATTGCCTGCATTAAAAAATACATATTGTACTTTTGTGCATCAGTTCCTGATCCAGTAGGACTGTTTGTTTGATTTTGAGGAACAGCATTTGGTCCTGTTCCTAAATAAGATCCTATAAAAACATTAGGGTATGCTACATACTTATCTATGTATCCTCGTACTAACGTAGCTTGATTTTGTAAGGTAAAAAGAGCAGTTTGCGGTGCATTCCATGGCTCCTCAGGACGAGGTCCTTTCTTTATATTAACAGTATCTGTTACATATGTAATAACATTACATAAATCAACTTGATTTAAAGCATCTAAAGCATTAAATAAGCCAGACTCAACTAAATTTCCGGGTGGTGGAGTTGGGGCTGGTATACTTGATGAGTAAGCAAGACTGCCCGTCGCTGCGCCTGAACCAGACACTGCTGGCACATATTTAACCGTTTGGATTGGTTGTGTATTACCGCTGCCCCATAAAATCTTATTAACACCTACTTGAAATCTTCCCAGCTGCTTTGCTGAGTTGTTAACAAGTGTTTCTAATGATAATGCCAGTTTACTATCGCCCATTACTTTGTATATGTATTTTTAGATAGGCATGCACTATTCAGTTGCGCTTTCACTGTTTTTGCAGTACCACTTAGTACAACACTAGTTTGTAGTATTCCTGCTATAGATGTTTCTAATTGTTCTGCCGACATTTTACTAAGAGCATCACTTAAGTTTTGAATAGCATCTAACAAAAATCCTAATTGAACTGCCGTCGATCTACCTAATAAAACCGGTTCACCCTTAGCCTCTGCTTGATATCCTAACTCGATCTTTGGTGATGCTATAATAGATCTTTCATTAGCATCTACTGTAAACGTAGCTGGGGAAGATATTGCTACCCCCTTCTTTCCAAATAAGAATATAAAATCATCGTAAGAGTGGTGTGTTACTCTTCCTGATGTTATAATCACTTGATTACCTGTATATGGAAACTGTGGTACGTACATAATTAATTAATACTGCTAATGCGTTGATCCTGTTCTGCTGGTGACATTGTATCAAAACTTGTTAATTGTTGCTGTATTGGTATTGATGTTGTATTTGTATTTTCTATAGTGATTCCTAAACTTGCTAAACTAAAACTGTTATCAATATCGTCAATTACTATCTGCTGTCCTGCAGTTAGATAAATGGAAGACGGATCTCTATTTATATTTTCTACCGTTGGAATCCATGCTATATCATCTCCTTGCCTACCTTGCCCATTTCTTATAATTGTAATAGGATCTCCTGGTGTGCCTACTTTTGACCAATAGTTTTCATTCGGATCGCCTGCTGTAGTTGATCCAAATCTAACTGAATTACCCCATCTACCTTCTATCGTAACATCACCAGTAAACTGTCTTAGCGATTTTATATTTGCTTTTTCTGGAAAGTTTGGACCTAATGGAAAAACTAAAGACCCCGTAGCACTTACATTTACCGCTTGGTTCACTGTACTACTCTGTTGATAATCACGTTGTATATCACTTACGTAACTACCATAGTCTCCTAAATCAGGTAAAGCATTATGATGGCTTGCATTCCACAAGTTGTAGGGAGTCATGTAAAAATAGTCCCTTTGACCTCTACTTTCATTCATTCCTAAACCAGGACCAGGTAAAATATAAACAAACTCTCCTTCTAAGGGATACTGTTTAAATGCAGAGTTTATTGGCTTTGCAACGTTATTACCACTACTATCTAAAGTTCTATCTTGTACTCCTGTTAATAATTGAAAAGTAATTACTCCTAGATCTGTTGGATCGTTATAGTAAGTATCCCGAATATCAGTACCCATTAGATAAGGTCCTTGCACCACGTGCGTTACCCTAGCTATAAAATGCCCAGTTTCTGCTCCTTTTTTAGGATTTTGAATTGATGCACCTATTTGTTGTGCAAAGGTTGGATTTAAATTTGCCATATTTAAACGCTAGCTGGTAATTCTTTTACTCCCTTTGTTTCTTTTTCATCGAGCGGAGCTGTATTTTTATGTAGGTCGCTAAATAGCATTTCTAGATCTTTCTCACTGAAAGAATCACTTCCTGCTGCCGGAGCAGAGGCTCTTTGAGCAATTTGAGCTAGCTTAACTAAGGCTTCATCGTTTTTAATATCTGAATCTAAATACCCTTTAATTAAGGGTACAACTACTACTGCATCACCAGGCTCACTAACCATTTCAGTTAGCTGCTCTATTAAGATTTTAATCTGGCTTTGCTTGTTCTTGTGATTCTTCACGATATCCTTCATTAGGTCAGAATAGCTTTTACCGTCGTATAACTCAAAATTAAAGTCCATAAGTGTGTTTTAAATAAATAGCTAAGGAGCAAAAATGTTGATTTCTGTGCCTTCTTCTAAGTATTTTTCAAGCATTTCTTTGTATATCTGCTTCAATACTTTAATTACTTTAGTAATAGTTGGAGTTGGTGCATCGGTGATTTCTTTTATATAAATGAACAAAGCCTTCTTATTAAAGATATCTATGTTCTCTCTCCGTTTAAATAACTCTAAAATTGCGTCTCCTACTCTAGCTTCTTGAGCTTTAGGGAAGATTTCAAGTAGATCAGTATCGATTTTTTCAATATATAAGTCGATAAAGTTAATAGTTTCTAGATCATCTACCTTTTCTAATAGTAAATTATTTGTTATTGTCTTATCTTCATCTATATCATTAACTGGGGCTTTGCCTTTCAGTCTTTTGTAGTTATTGTTATTATATACAATCAAGTACCTCTTAGCAATGGTTCCGAAATAAGAATAAGCTTTTCCTTTATTGGAATCATATAAGTGCAGCTTTTCTAATAAAAAAGCAATAACTTCATGTTTTAACTCATCAATATTATCTACTTCGGTATAATAAAACTTAAAAGTATGTATTATATTCTCTGCTAGCTTGTAAAAAGCATAGTATATTCTTTCATTGAATATCTTGTTTCTTTTAGCTATTGAAGTTTCAAGCCTATATTCTATGATAGCTGCTTGAGTATCTAAAGTAAAATAATCAATTGATTTTTTGGGTCTTCTTTTTCTAATCTTACCATCCTTAGTCAATAGAGGTTCGACCTCTTCCCCTTTAAATACATCGTCTACCATTATCGTCTATTAAATTGATTTAGTCCTTCTTGGACTGCTTTTAGATTTTGAAATACTGTTTGTAGTTCTGCGTCGCTTTCCATCCAGATCTTTTCATCTAGACCTTTTAAAGCTTTTTCAGACTCACCTATCATAGACTGTAGTCCTCCTATAAAGTTGGCCTGAGCAATAACAGTTGATTCTAATTTAAGATTTTTTTGGTACAAGTTATAGATCACCCAACCAATAACGGTTGATATCCATACAAATAACATAATTCCTGCTAATATCATATTATAATCCTTTTAGTGCGCTTAGTAATCCAGGGTTACCTTTACCAATGTTTGCTAACTTTTTGGCTTCGGCTTGCTGTTTAAATTGTGTTGGAGTTGATGGTTTAATTTCTTTTGGCTTAGCTACACCCATCTTAGCTAACCATTCCTTCTCCCATTCTACTCTTGATGCCATCATATCTGCTTGATGTAGGATAAGTGGTAAGCATGAACGAAGTTTAGACTCGTTCTGTCCTGATATTAGATAGGCTTTGTTGCCATCATCATATAGTCCGTCGTGAGTCTTAATTGCAATGTATTCATTTATTGTTACACTAATACCTGCTGACTGCAGTATAAATAGTGAGTTGTCTTGCACAGGCAAGAAAGGAAGTTCTGCATTAGGCTTGTAGTTGGCACCTTGATTCTTTACATGCCATTCTGAATCATTAGGAATGTAGCGTGGTTTACCGTTAAGGCCTAGCTTACCCAAGTCGTGGTTAATTGCCGCAAATACTAATTCTTCTCTTGTAAATGTTTCGGTATCAGCACCAAAGTCCATCCATACAGTACTCATTGCTAATGCTGCACTTACCACTCGGTTTACGTGATCTACGTATCCACCTGGAAAGGAGTTATGAAAAGATGCCTTGGATGATGCTGGGGCTAATACTAGTATCTCCTCTTGACTTTTGTAGAGGTCTAGTAGTTGTGTTTTTCTAGGTTCTGAAATGTATAGATCAATCGTACTATAAAATTTCTCTAGATTGTCGTGTAATTGTTCCGCTTGTAGCATATAACTGTTTTAGTTATAACATACTACATTAAAAATCAAAAAGCAACTTTATTTTTTACCCTTCTTGTTCTGTATTAACTAAAGTTATAATCTCAGCGATTCTTTCTTTCATTTGCTCATACCAAAGTTCGAAGTCTTGCCTTGAAAGGTTTGGCTGGGAAAGGAGGGAGTTAATAGTACTTAATCTATTATCTAAGGCTTCTAATTTTGCAGAAACTGTTGTCTTGTAGCGCATATTATTTATTTAAAATTTGTGTAACCATTGTTTCAATATCAACGCATCCTATCTTTTCAACCTTACTACCTAGTGATGTAATACCTACCCCAGCTATATCAACAGCTCTATAAAAGTAGCTCGACGTAGTATCAGTCTCGACAATAACGATAGGATAATAAGTAGTATTCAGTAAATCTTCTAATTGATCGGCTAAGGCTCCTTCCTTATCAGCATCGATAGTTTCAAAGGAGATGTTATTGGCGATTAAAATATCTTTTAAGTGAGCGCACCAACCGCACCCACTTAGCAGCACGACCTTTATTTTCTTCATTGTTTTTTTACTTTATTATTTTTTTACTTTCTTATTTCTTTATCTTTTACTACTTTAAATGTTAATTTACTATTATAAAAAGAA